ACCAATTAAAATATTCACCCATAAGTTCTTCGTAGTCTTTTGATTTTAACCTCAAATATACGGGTGTAATAATTTTATCGGGTAAATCTAATACGTCTTCTTTTAATCTTCTTAATATATGACTTTGTGTTCTTTCTCTTAATTCGTCTAAGTTAGACGCTCCTGTTACGTTCCACACTTTTCTTTTTCCAACACTAAATTGAAATCCATTACAGTATCTTTTAGCGTACGCCATCCAATTTGCGGCAACAGGACTTTCAACTAAACTTAAAAGATTATAATAGTTCATTGGTCTTGATGTCATTGGTGTTCCCGTTAGTAACCAAACCCTTTCAACTTTACCACATAAATCATTTACAATTTTTGTTCTTTGTGCTTGTGGATTAGAAATCATATGAGCCTCATCCATGATTACTAAACCAAAATTAGTATTTAAAATTATTGACTCATCTTTCTTTTTAGGGTCATGAAAGTTTTTTAATATATCGTAGTTTATAATAACAAAATCAGATTCAGTCGAAAATTTTTTACCTTCAGCAATATAAACAGACCTATCTGAATAATTTTCAATTTCACGCTGCCAATTAATTTTTAATGATGCGGGACAAACTATTAATATTTTTTTTGCACCTGTCTCAAGTGCTGAAATAATTGTGGATGTTGTTTTACCAAGACCCATATCATCAGCCAAAATAAACTTTTTATTTCTAACAAGTTTTTCAATCGCCTCTTTTTGATGATCCATCGGAGCCCTGTGATCATATTTAGAATATTCAATAACAACATTCTTTACCTCATTATCTTTAATTAGTGCAGATTTTGGAACCCAAAAGTCATGCAAAGTTTCTCCACTAAATATTTTTCCCCAAATGTGATAGGACTTATCTTTTTCAACTAATAACTTCTCAACATAAATTTCTGACGGTTCTTTTGTGTACATTTTATCTTCCATCATTTTTTTACCAAAATATGAATCTAACTTGACCCATTTTTTGGCAACTTTTGGTGTTCGTCCATGAAAGTTAATTATGTATTCTGCCTGTGATCTTGTAGGCGTAAACGACTTACTATTTTGTTTTTTGTGTTTTAAATTTAAAATATAGTTATTTGACCCTTCATAATCATCTAATAATTGAACGGCTCTTGTCTCAGGAGTTTTTGAAATTAATTCTTCCATTATATTATAAATAAAAATAGTAAATAATATAAAAAAATCAATCAAAGTATTTATTAATATGTCACAGAATAAAGTTCCAATTACAAGATTAAATAAGTTTTTTTCAGAAGAAGACTTCAATTTAGATATCTCTATGGGAGAAGAGTGGTTACACGGGGATATGAACTTTACATTAGTTCTATATAAAGTTGATAAGCAGCGCACCAACAATGACGATGTATATGGAGAAACCTTGGAGGATGGGATACAATTTTTAGCACCTGTAGAATTCAGAGCGTATGTTCAAATTGAGTCCCCGTCTAATACTGACTACGGATCTTCAAAATTATCTCAGATGGAACCTGGTAATTTAAAAATTGGGGTTTATCAAAAACAACTTGATGAATTATCAATAGATATTGAATATGGTGATTATATAGGATATTATGAAACAGAAGACAGAGTTAGGTATTATACAGTTGTTAATGACGGAAGAGTATTTACCGATAACAAACATACATATGGAGGATATAAAAGATTTTATAGATCTATCATAGCGTCACCTGTTAATGAAAATGAATTTAAAGGAATATAATGGCTATACCAAAAAAAATTAAAAAGGATCTTCCTTTAATACCTAATAAAACAGGTAAAGAAAGAAGACAAGAAATGCTCGATTTGGTAACTAACGACGGTACGTTTTTACCAAAAGGAGTACTACATGCCGATTTAGACAAAGGGATTTTGGACTTTGTCAAACAAAAACTTGAACTAGTTGTTGACGGAAAAAAGGTACCAACGATTGAAAAAATAATAACAAACCAAAATTGGGCTCAATTTACGACGACTTGGAACTTTAATGATTTAGATAAAAACATCAAATTACCTTTTGTTACTACAGTAAGAATGCCAGAAGTTAAATATGGAACACTTCAAGGGGGGTTAGCCAACATCCCCGAAAGACGACATTTTTATTATTATACGGTTCCAACATGGGATGGACAAAGAAAAGGTGCTGATGTTTATAAAATACCACAACCAATTCCTGTTGATATAACCTATAATGTTAAATTATTTTGTAATAGAATGAGGGAACTTAATGAGTTTAACAAAATATTCATGCAAACTTTCACATCTAAACAGTCATACATAAATGTCAAAGGACATTACTTACCAGTTATTATGGATGATGTCTCAGATGAATCATCTAAGGAATTGGAAAAAAGAAAATATTATATAGCAAATTATAAAATAACACTTAAAGGTTTGTTAATAGACGAAGAAGAATTTGAAGTTTCTCCCGCAATAACAAGAGCAGTCACTATGTTTGAAGTTAATACTAAAAATAGAAAAAGAAAAATAGAATACAAACCACCAAGACCTGATAACTTTGATTTAAACATAACATTTGTTAATGGGGTGACACAGATAAGTGAAGTGTTTAATTACACTGCGGACTTTAAAATAGAAAGAACTGATAATGTTTCTAGTTATTCTGTATATATTAATAATAACTACGTTGGTGATGATTTGGAAACAATTCAAATAACAACAAAAGATACTTTAAAATTAATAGTAGTAAAACAAGACAATACTCAGACCTCCACAATTTATGTGACTTCTTATTTATTATAATTATTCGCCATAAATATCTTTTTCTTTAGTACAATTTTTCTTAATTAGATTTTCTATAAATTTAAAAATTTTAATACCTTTATCTTCACAATATTCTTTTAATAGTTTGTGAGACTCTTCTGATATTTTTATATTTTTTATTTTTTTCATTTTAAATAAATATTTTTGTGGTAGAAAAAAGGTAGACTTTTTTCATACTGTATTTAATTTTGATATTTTTGATTAAGAATTTTGCGTTTTGATGTTGTATTTATATATAAAATAAAAGATAAAAAAACTATTTAAAAAATGGCATCATCAAATAAAGTCTTTGTTTCACCTGGAGTTTATACTTCAGAAAGAGATTTAACATTCGTTGCTCAGAGCGTGGGCGTAACTACTTTAGGATTAGTCGGGGAAACTTTATCGGGACCCGCATTTGAACCTATATTTATTTCAAGTTTTGACGAGTTTCAAACATATTTTGGAACTACGAGTCCTGAAAAATTTGTAAATACACAAATACCTAAATATGAATTAGCGTATATTGCAAAGGCATATTTACAACAATCCAATCAACTTTTTGTCACTAGAGTTCTAGGTCTGTCAGGTTATGATGCTGGTCCTTCTTGGTCTATTAAATCAATTGGTAATGTGAATCCAGGAACTGTGTCAGTTACAGGTGCACCATCAACTTTATATACAATAGCATTTACTGCAACAACAGGTGGTACTGTTACTTTTACTACTTCAGTTCCTTCGGCAATAAATTACGATAATAATTTTTATAACACCTATACATCAAATAACGGATCGACATCCACAATAAATGATGATTTACAAGATTATATTTCATCACAAATATTATTATATAATCAGGCATCACCACTAACAGGAGGTACTTCAATTGTTTGGGGATCATTGAGTTCCTCAACTTTGAGTTTATTGAGTGGGGTTTCTTTGAATGGTACAGGGGTTGTTTCTGGTTATACAAACGCACTTTCAGTAGATAATATAAATGTTGGTTCTGCTAATTTATCTGCTTATACAAATGATGCTTGGTATTATGCTCTTTTTGACTACACCTCTGGAACATATTTTGGACAAGGATTTGGTTCAACAATCGCACAATTAACTAGTGTTGCTGGTGGGTATAGTGGATCCGTTAGACTTTATGTCACTAATTATTCAGCATCTCCTTATAGTGATTATGACAAACTTGTTGTTGGTACTTTAAGATCAAGAGGTATAACAAATTATTCTACCACTCAGGCGGGACCAAGATTTGAAGTTACTGGTACTTCTGACGTTCAAATGGTATGTACAGGAACATTTTCAGGAGTTACTCAAAATCCGTTTTTACCTTTTCAAATATCGGGAGTTACTAGAGATAATGACACATTTGAATTTACAACTTCGATGGATCCGTCAAGTACTAACTTTTTGACTAAAGTTTTTGGTAGATCTAATTTTGGTAAAGATAGGGACGAAGTTCCTTTATTTGTTGAAGAGGTTTATCCGGCATTACTTAGAAATGGGTATAACCAAGGTAAGGTTAGAGGTTTAAATTGTGATTTGATAGACTTACCTGGAGTAACAGATACGACAAATTTAAATTATAATAATTCAATTGCGTACTTCTTAGAAAGATTTCAAACACCTGAAACGCCTTATTTGGTTTCTGAATTAAGAGGTACCAAAATTTTCAAGTTATTTAAATTTGTTCTAATAGCTGACGGAAACGCGGCTAACAGATTAGTTAAAATTTCCATAATCAACATTTCATTCAACACAAACACATTTGATGTTATTATAAGAGATTTTTATGACAACGATCAAAATGTTAGGGTAATTGAAAGTTTTACAAATTGTTCACTAGACCCAACACAAAATAATTATATTGCAAATAAAATAGGTACATCTAACGGAGAATACCAAGTGAAATCAAAATTTGTGATGTTAGAAATGTCAGACGAAGCACCAACAGACGCACTTCCATGTGGTTTTGAGGGATATACTTTTAGGCAATATGAAAATAATACTTCGCCTTTTATTGAATATAAGAAAAAATATTTTCAACCTGGAGACGTGACAGCAAATCCACCATTTAGTTCACCAAGTGGTGGTGATAATGCTAGAATATCAGGAGGAGAAAACCCAAGAAGAGTTTACTTAGGTATATCTAACACACAAGGTTTTGATTATGACTTTTTTGAATATAAAGGAAAACAAATACCTAATGATATTGCAACTGATGAATCGGGCATTCCATGGGGTTACAGAACAAAAGGATTCCACTTAGATAGCGGAGCAACTGTTGTTACAATAACTAATGGGTTCTCAACTTCAGGTCAATCTGCGTTTGAAACAGGAATAGCATCATTTAATTCTGAACCTGATAGTAATAGTCCTTATTTTAGATTGAATACACGTAAATTTACGGTAGTACCTTACGGAGGATTTGATGGATGGGATATTTACAGAGAATATAGAACAAATGAAGATACATTTGCTTTAGGTCAAACGGGATACAAATACGGAGCAGCACCTAGCATAACATACCCAACGGCATCTGGATGGGGTGCGTTTAAACAAATATCAGGACCTAACCAAGAAAATTGGGGTAACACAGATTACTATTCTTATCTATGGGGCCAACAAACATTCTCAAATCCTGAATCAACAAATATTAATGTATTTGCGACACCAGGAATTGATTATGTAAATAATTCAAATTTAGTAGAAAGTGCTATTGAAATGATTGAAGATGATAGAGCAGATTCGATTTACATATGTACTACTCCTGATTTTGATTTATATTCACCGACGTTAGATGATGGGTTACTAATATTCCCTCAAGAGGCTGTAGAAAACTTAGAAGACACAGGTATAGATTCAAACTACACCGCAACTTATTATCCATGGATTTTAACTAGAGATACGGTAAATAATACTCAAATTTATATACCACCAACTTCTGAGGTTACTAAAAATTTAGCACTAACCGATAATATTGCCTTCCCTTGGTTTGCTTCGGCAGGTTACACTAGGGGTTTAGTAAATGCAATCAAAGCTAGAAGAAAATTAACACAAGACGATAGAGATACTTTATATAAAGGTAGAATTAACCCTATTGCTACTTTTTCTGATGTAGGTACTGTAATTTGGGGTAATAAGACTCTTCAAGTAAGAGAATCTGCACTTGATAGAATTAATGTGAGAAGATTGTTACTTCAAGCGCGTAAACTTATTTCAGCAGTTGCGGTAAGACTATTGTTTGAACAAAACGATCAAAAAGTAAGACAAGATTTCTTAGATTCAGTAAACCCAATCTTAGATTCAATCAGAAGAGATAGAGGTTTAATTGACTTTAGAGTTACTGTTTCTAACACTCCTGAAGATTTAGATTCTAATACGTTAACAGGTAAAATTTTCTTGAAACCAACAAGAGCGTTAGAATATATTGATATTGAGTTTGTGATAACTCCAACCGGAGCATCATTTGATGACGTATAAAAAAAAGGAGGGCAATTTTGTCCTCCTTATATTTATATAAATAATAATTTTAAAATATTTTAAAATGGAAATAAAAAAGAAATTAATTAAGGAGACTGTTGGAGATTACTCAAAAGAAAAAAATATTATGAGTAATAAAAAACAAAATATTATTATTACAGAAAAACAATTAGAAAAAATTTTATCAAATATTCAAAAACAAAAATGATAAGAAATAAAATAATACGTGAAGGTTTAATAGGGGATAAAAGTAATGCAGATGTTAGACCTGATCTAAAATATTACGCGTTTGATTGGGACGATAATCTTATGTTTATGCCTACAGAAATCATGGTATCAGATGATGATAATAATGAAGTTGGTATGTCTACGGAAGATTTTGCAGAGTATAGAGTTAAAATAGGTACTGAAGAATTTGATTATAAAGGTAAAAAAATAGTTTCTTTTGCTGAAGACCCTTTTAGGAACTTTAAGACTCAAGGAAATAAAAAATTCATTATTGATAGTATGACTGCAGAAGTTGGTCCTGCTTGGGCAGACTTTGTTGAATGTATTAATGGAGGTTCAATTTTTTCAATAATTACTGCAAGAGGTCACAACCCTGAAGTTTTAAAAGAAGGAGTTCTAAATTTAATTTTGTCAAATAAACACGGACTTAGTCAAAAATCTTTATTGGAAAATTTAAAAAGATATGAACAACTTAGTTTGACAGGTGGGGATAGTAAAAACCCAATAGAAGATTATTTAAGTTTATGTAAATTTCATCCTGTGTCTTTTGGTGAAGGAAGTGCGGCATCACCTGAAGAAGGAAAAAATAAGGCGATTAAGGAATTTGTTTTTTATTGTAGAGAACAAGCAAAGACACTAATTCAAAATATTTTAGAAAAAGACCCTTCAATTTCTTTAGACGATTTAAAACCAGTTTTTAAAGATGATGTAAGTATGGCGGAACCATTAGAAGATTTAGAAGAGTTTGTTAGAAAGTTTGTTAAAATAGGTTTTTCAGATGATGACGAAAGAAATGTAAGTAAAATGGATCAATTTTTATCTTCAGAGTTTGACGAAAAACCAGTTGATATATTTTTAACTAAAGGAGGAAAAAAAGAAAAATATAACTAATTACTGAATGCTTATAATAAGAAATATTACAAAAATAATTTAAAGTAAATAGAAAAATTTTAATAGTGATATTTATTAATAAAATAAAAAAGAAAAAAAATAGAAAACATGGCTGATTTATTAATGAAAATGCCCTTTCAATATGAACCTAAAAGAAAAAACAGGTTTATAATAACATTTCCATCTTCTTTGGGAATAAACTCGTGGTATGTTGAATCAACAACAAGACCAAAAGTAACAATTAAAGATGTTGAGATTCCATTCTTAAACACCTCTACCTACGTTGCAGGAAGATTCAATTGGGAAGCAATGGATGTTACCTTCCGTGACCCTATTGGTCCATCTGCTTCACAAGCCCTAATGGAATGGGTTCGTTTACACGCAGAATCTGTAACAGGTCGTATGGGTTATGCTGCAGGATACAAAAAAGACGTTGACTTAGAAATGTTAGACCCAACAGGAGTTGCGGTTGAAAAGTGGATTCTACAAGGATGTTTCTTAACCAGTGTTGATTTTGATTCATTAGGGTATAGTGAGGATGGGTTAATTACTGTTAAAGCAAATCTTAGA